TGATATCGGCGGTGTTTAAGGTGGTAAAGGTGGCCGCCGCGGCTTGAATGCCACGGAGCGTCCATGCCGTCGCATTGGCCGCGAGGTCTCCGGCAATGAACGACCAATTCGTGCCTAGTACCCAGTTGCTGATATGTCCTGACGAGACCATGTTCGTTCCGGCCTGTGCCGCGAAGGGCAATCCCTGAATCTGTGCAGACGTGGTAATCGTGCCCTTATCGACCAGTTGGATAAACCCGCTACAGAAGACGAGCTTCCCGATTTTGACATAATGCCCAACCTGACCATTGGCCACATAGGTCTGCCCGGATGTTCCGCCTGATCCCCCTAACACGGGTGTGAACGTCCCCTCTTCATAATCGTCCAGATTGTTGACATTAGAGGAGACCGCCGCGGCTGCGGGAAATTGAATACCGGCGGCCACGGTCGGCGCGGCGGTGAAGCTCGCCACCCCGGTGACAGCGAGTGTTCCACCAATCACGGCATTGCGTGAGAGAAACAGATCACGCGGTCGAGTCGCGCCAGAGGCCCCGATGTCGTAGGTCGCGTCGGTGAAGGTCAGATTATTAACCATGTTTCCGATCACCGACAACGTGCCACCCACCACCGCATTCCGGCTCAGATAGAAATCTCTCGGTCGCGTCGCTCCTGACGCGCCGATATCATACGTCGCATCCGTGAAGAGGACATTCGCCCCGAAGGTCTTCACGCCCGTGATGTTCTGGGCGTCTTCGGCGTTGATGATCGTCTTGCCGCTGAGGCCGGCATCGGTATTGAGAACAGAGATTGTGGCCATTTAGATCCTATGAGTTGTGGACACTGGTGTATTCAAAGCCCACCGCGCCGTCTCGATTCGCCAGACTCATCGTGTCGAGGACTTTGCCGAAGGTTTCGGCGGCCAACACCGCCACATCAGTGGCCGAGTCGTCAACCCCGAGTTTCATCAGTCTCGTGGCGAAGCTTGCCAGTGGCATGCCGACCATGTCTGGATAGACAATGGATCCGGCTGCCGTGATATCCGCAGCCGCCTTGAGGCCGTAGATGCGAATTGTGTACACGGCTGCCGGGAGAGGATTCCAGTAGATCAACGTGCCCTCTGTCCAGTAGCCGTAGGGCTCTCCACTAGCGGTCGGCAGCACGACATTTAAAGGCCAAAATGAACTCACGGCATGACCGCCGGTTCGATGGAGATGCACCAACTCGCGCTTTGGTCAGGAGGTAGTGGCATCCAATACCTGCATCCGATCAATCCGCAACACGCCCGCTGGAAAGGCGGTGGTTTCAGTGTTTGCCGCGGTCACGACGTTCCCTGGAGTGGTCCCAATGAAAGATTTCCCCCTCGATGCTAACAAGGACTCTAAATAATCCTGCGCGACATTGAGGGCGACCAGGCCCCGGACGACATCGGCCTCGCCTGCTTGAAGTTGGAGTTCCTGATTCACCAGCTCCATGCGATCGAGGAGGTTTTGGCCCGTCACTTCTTCAACCCCCGCAAAGCTTCGATGATGCGAGTCATCTGATCCATAGGATCGTCATACAGCTTCTTCTTTGATGCCTTGAGAGCTTCAAAGGGATGATAGGGGAGAAGTCTGGGGTCCATTACCCCAGACCCGCCGGCGGCCTTGTCCATCGGAAGGTTGATATCAACAGTTCGGCGCTTGGGCATACTCGATCTCCCCTCTTAGCCTGTAAAGGTCACGCCCAATGTGACACCGGTAAAGGCCCGCGCATACCAATTCGTCCCATCAGACCAGAAGTCCGCCGAGTCGCCAATCATCGCCGTGCTAGCAACAAAATTCATCTGATCGCCTGGGTCGGCTGTGGTCGTGTCTTCTGCCGCGCCGCTGGAGGAATTCACCGAGCCATAGATATTATCCGCCGTGGCTGATAAGACAATATACGCGGTTGTGGGAGCTGTTTTGACAATAAAGCGGTAGACTAATCCCGCAGCGGTGGTGGGAAGGGTGACGGTGAACCCCCCGACGAGATTCAGAAAGTAGGTCGTCCCAGAATCCGCAGCGACGAGCGTCTTCGCGGCGGTGAGGGTTTCGTTGCGGAACTTGAATCCCGTCCCGGTGATCAACCCAGCAACGGGCGTGGAGTTATCCAAACTGAGTCCGCCATCTTTCCACTTCTCACCAGTTCCCGTGGGAGTTTTGGCATAGGTCCCAGTCGAATCGGTAAATTCTTCTTTGTAATTCATCTCAGACTCCTACGCATGATAATTGGCGAATTTCGATCCGCTGGACTTTCCACATCCAGAAACCTGGATCTGGGAATGCTCAAAGGATGGCATGGCGGCGTCCATGAGGTCTTGATGGTTCTGTGCCTCTCGCTTGGACTTCTCCCGCTCCATTTCGGAGACGATGCGATCAAAATACGCCTTCCCGCTCCCGTGTATCTGTGCGGAAGACGCATAGAGTCGTGCATACACGCGCTCATCGAGAGGGAGATACTCCCCGCTCGGCCCATTATGGATAAAGAGCAATCTCCACCCGTGACACACAGGATGATTGATGTGATACGACCTGGACCACACCTGCCACCGTTGGTTGATGGGATTCCAGGTGATTTCCAGCTCGGAGCCCATCTCCCGCTTGAGGGGTTTCATAAACCATCCTGGAGCGGTCACAATGGCTAACTCATTCGGGTTCCAATAATATGGATTAAAAGCCGGCCCTTTCGGAACCGGCTTTGAGACGGGCACTCTAAAGGGGGTTCGTCTGCTCAAGTGACCTACTCTCCTTCTGGTGGGGACAATAACCATAAAACCCTAAAGAGCAATTGCAGTTATAACACAGCAAACGATAATCCTCTTTGGGATAAGTTCCCGTTAACAGAAACACGTAAAAAGTCTGTCCAGAGCCGATAAAGGAAGCTCGATGTTTTCGTCCGCCACCCTTAACATGGTCTACCGACAAAAACTCCGGTCGATCTTCTCTACAACAAACACAAACTCCGCCTAATTTCTCTAAGACTTTTCGCCTAAGACGACGAGAGTGTTCGTTCTTTTCGCGCAAACAACACTCTCGACATCGACTAGTTTTGCCATTTTTGGCTGTTAGTCTGCTGTGAAACGCCTCTAACGGTTTATCTTGTAAGCAGCCTTTACAGAACTTCATTAGGTTGAAAATTCGTTCGTGTGTAGTTCTCGATGCTCCTCAACGTTCTCAGTGGCCTTCCGCAGATGTTTGGACATCCTAGCTCGGGCCGCGTTGTAAGATGATCTTGACTCCACCCGATAGGATTCGGAGTGTCCACAAATCGTCCCATCCGGGAGCTTGATTCGGCACTCTATCCGATGGGAATCGGGGTCTACTCTTAGACCACTCGATGGCATGGGAGCCTCTGTAAACCCCGGCGCTTCCCACGCAGGAGATTCATCCGGAACAAGCTGGACTGCAAACGGAATCCGCTCACCAGCTGGCCCAAAATAGGTCCTGACTCGACCCGAATCCGATCCTGGACCTCCCAAGTGGGGTCTACCTTTTGCGTCATACGAGTATAAACTCGGGAACCTTGGGGCTTTCTTATTTCGTTGGTGATCTAGCTTCCACTTTCTATTTGTGTCCAACCAGATCTTGATGGATCGCTTGATCGCATCCACCCCAATCCACTTGACACCTTCGTGTTTTTCCAGCTCTATCAGCTCATTCACCCGATCCAGGATGGGCTTCACAGCAGCCGGGAGGACTTTATCGTTTGCTGCCCTTAAAGCCACAATGGTGGGCTTCCCGATATGCTCAGCAAGGAACAAATTGTCCTCAGTCGAGATCATCACGGGGTCGAATTCTTGAATATCTTTAACGATTTCCATTTCTAGCTTACTCCCTTCAAAGGGAAAGGAGGGGGGAGTGGAATTACTCCCCCCTCTCGCTTTCCTTACTTAGATCGCGACAGCCGCCGTATCAACCGCGATGAGATACGCCGCCCGATCGAGAGGCTGCCAGTAGATATCCCACTGAATCGCGCCGGTCTTTGACGCGCCGGTGGTGACATAGACTTCGCAGGGCGGCAATACCGCGACATACTGACCCGGCGAGGTCGCGGTGGCCGGAATCATCGCCGCGGTGGACGTCGCCCGGACGATCGCCGTGCCGTCTAGTTCGGAGTAGATAAATTCTCCTACTGCGAATGAGCTGAGGTCCAACGTTGACGCGACATCGTAGGCGCTCCCGACCGCCGCGTTGAGGGAATCCAACTGAAGCACCGTCAGCTTCAAGACGGGATCCGTGCCCTGAATGACCGTCGTAATCGTCCCCACGAGGGCCTTGACGAGGACCTTCCCGCCATACACGCGAAAAATCTGATCCGTTGTGGTCTGGGGCAACGTCGTCCGCCCCGTTGTGGCTCGCTGCCACTGATCGACCGTGCCGTAGCCGGTGCGATCGTTTTTAATCATGAACGCCATAGTGAAAGAGCCTCCTTGGCTCTGGGTTGGCTATTAGAGGCCGCCAACACGTAGCTCTTAGCCGTGAACCGGCTCGACTGTCACAAACCGCAACGCCACATCCAAAACCGACTTCACCACCATCACCCAACCAACGGTGACGAGAGTTGGATTGGCTGATACTAGCGCCGCTAAAACTCCCGCAACGGCCTGCAAGACCGCCACACCGACTGTTTTACTTGCCCAGGCTGACTTCATTTAGATCTCCTGTTAGATTTCGAATGCGGTGAACTCGACCGTGAGCGGTTGAATCGACGTGGCGCTGACTTTGACCGACAGATCAAACCAATAATCCGTGCCGACGGTCAATCCGCTGACGATCGTCTGGAGAGCAAAGTTTTCATGGAGCTGCCCAGTCAAACTAATCCATGTCGTCATGGGACCAACGAGTGTGCCGACTGCACCCGCATTGTTTGGCGCCGAGCCAGTGCCATAGGTGCATTGGAGGGTGCTGGTGAGGGCCGTCGCGCCCGCCAACATATCCCCCGACCACATCACAAACAATCGACCTGTGGTTCCGGGGGTAATTCGCGTCCCCAACCCAGACGCAATGACGCCGTAGCCATTGGCTACAACGGTTCCGCTCGTAATCGCGGTTTGATTTGCTGGGGTCCGAGTAACCGAAACGCCGGGATAAAAAGGCATTGAAGAATTCTCCTATCGTCGTAATTTCCAGGGACCTAACCCACCGACGGATTTTCGCCAATGGACGATCTCTTCTGTACGTGAGGCACTACTCCAGGCACCGCCGAAGCCCGTATCACTCTGCCTTCCAGGCACTGATGCACGGTGCCACTATTTCCGGTAATCAACAACGGCACGCCCGAATATACCAGAGCTGTCGTCGCCACTTGTGTCGTGTTGGTTCCGACAGTCGCCGTGGGAGCCGTGGGCGTACCTGTCAACGCCGGCGACGTATGCAGAAACGTCGCCATCTGCGTGAGAGACGCTTTCTTACTGGCGCCCGCTTCGTTCACGGCGAATTCGTTGGCCCCAACGGAGGACGCCACGGCCGTGAGCGCGCTAATCTTGGTATCAGCCATTATCGCGCCTGGATAGCGAGTTCAATCAGATACGCGAGATCCCGTTTCGGAACCTCCGGGTATTCTTTCATCAGCCGGGCATACACCACATGACGCTTATGTTCGCCGCTCGTGGGGAGCGCCTCCACTTCTAACACTAAGACCCGAGCTCGTCCCTGCGCTGCAGGAGACGGCTCGAAATGCGTCAGAAGAAATCTGAGAAATTGTCCGACAAGGTGTGTCATACACGAACAGGGATACCGCGAGAGAGGGTTCCCCCGCGATATCCCTTCACCGATTACCTCAACCAGAACCCGCCCTCGATGGCGAGTGTTGGCGCTGTTGACTGTGACGCTTCCCACTGGACAATCACCAGCGAGTCGAGGGGCCCTAAAACAACCGGAGGAACGTTCTTAACAAACGTCGCTACAGTTGCTACTGGAGTATGCGAAGGAGTCGTGCCTTCGTGGCCAAACACCATCTCATAGATATCCCCAACAATTCCGATGGTTCCCCACCGGAAGATTGGATCTGCTATGAGTCGCCTCGACGCTGAAGCCGCCGACGCCGTAATTGCACCCGTATAGGCCACAACACCATTGAGCGCCACTGCGGAGTCCATGTTGGTGTTGTTCACCGTCAGAGCCGTGCCACCGCTCGAATAGCGGTTTCCATCATCGATCGTAACCGTTCGCCTGACTCTTGTGCCACCAACCGGTGCCGCTGTGCAAGTCTCTCGGATGAAATCCATCGTGAGATACTTGGTTGGGTTACCGTTGTAGATCACAAACGAAGGAGTTGTTTCTACAAATGTAGTCACAACACCATCGATAATCCCCGTGCCTGGAGTTGGAGTCACGAACGAGAAATACGATCCATCATCCGCGAGGTTGTGTCTTCCCGGGCCAAGCGGCACCACGAACCCTTCACCATACGGATTGTGTCGGCCCGGAGCCGCGTCATTCGGGTTATTATCCGGAAGCGCGAGAGGCCGCTGTCTGTAGATTCCCATAAATTGAATTCTCCCTCTGTCGTTAGTTACAGGTGCATACGAGGGATAATCCAGCCACCTACTCCAGCCGGATTATCCCTCTCGCACTTAGAATGAGATGTTAGCTCTCTGCCACGTCGCCGACTTTGACGCCGGCAGCGGGATTGTCTGACAACAGTTCCATCTGGTAATACCAGTTGACTTCAAACGTCGCCGAGGTCGTCTGCTTGAAGAAGGGCACGTTGTCGAAGATTTCCGAGATCGGACGCGGAACATCATTCTCCCCGACGCCGAGGAAGAAATGCGCCGAATCGAGACCGACAATGACGTTATTGGTAAAGTACGGATCGACATGCCAGGGGATGCCGCTAAACTCATACGGAGTCCGCCCATCATCCTTGGCGGTCATGTCTTTCCGCCCAATGCCGCCACCGATTGCGCCCGGCTGCGAGAGCGAGAAGTACCGCTCGGCCGCCAGCATCTCATGATACCGTCGCACGATCGCCAGATTCGAAATCCAGTGCGTGAGCTGACCCCCGCCCTTTTCCCTCACCGCGTCCATGGCCTGAAGAAGCAAATCCTCAGTCAATGGCCGATTGGTGCCAGAGTTGGTCAGCTCAACCGACTTCCAAAACTCATTACCCGCAGTCGAGCGCGAGATGTTACCATAACCCGACGCGCCATACCGAGCCGCCGATGAGGGATTCGCCGAATCAATGATCCCGAGCAACCCTGAGCTATGCTCATTCTGCCCGCCGGTCACGTCGGTCGTGTCCTGAATGACGCAGTAATCAGCCGCCGACTCGCCGCTGATGGCCGCGCTGAGCGTCACCTGCCGAGTTTGGGGATCCACCGCATTGACCGTCAGCGAGTCGCCCCGCTTGGTGTCGTTGTCGGACGATTCCATCACGTCCACGACCATGCCCTTTTCGAGGCGTGGGAGATACGCCGAGGTGAACACACCCGCTCCGTCGTCCGCCGCCGTAAGAGTCGCCAAT